CTACGGTGGATGTTGCTATCTTGCGGATGGCCGTGTAGCTGTGTGGGCACATGGCTTTATTCCTGAAGAAGCGGTGCAGATTCATGAAAAGAAGGATAATGTGCCGTATCGTAGTTGGATTAGGGATGACTGGGTAACAGAGACTCCTGGTGCTGTAGTTGATTATGACACTATGAGTGAATATGTGGATAACTTTATTGATTTTATGGGGACAAAACCTAATGAAGATTGCTTTGACCCATATAATGCAACCTTTTATATGATTAAGCTTGGAGAAAAGGGGGAGCGTACTCCTGTGGAGGTTCGCCAGAACACCCTTAGCCTTTCTGAGCCTACCAACTGGCTTAGAGAGCTGATTGTAAGCCGCAAGGTTGTACATGATGGTAATCCGCTTTTGACTTGGGCGCTTAGCAATGCCTATGCATATACTGATGGTAATGGAAATATCAAGTTATCTAAGAAAAATAAGGACGATACGCAGAGAATTGACCCTGCAGCGGCCTTAATCAATGCTCTAAGCAGATTACCCAAGGCACAGCCTAAACGTTCAAAATACGAGGACTGTGACCTTTCTGAATGGTAATGAGAGGAGGTGAAAGAAGTGCAATTTAGAATTCCGTTTACGGATGTAAGCCTGCGTATGGATTTGGGTAAAACAGATGGCAAATGGATGGGAGCTGACGAAGCTTTTGGCATTACTGGAACTGGTACAGTGACTGAGGAAAAGGCGCTCAGCATTGATGCTGTTTATGCCTGTGTTAACCTTTATGCTCGTACAGTTGCCTCGCTGCCTTTAATTCTTTATGAAAAAGGCGGTAATGGAAAAGTGAGGGCGGTGAACCATCCTCTGTATAATCTTCTGCATAATGAGCCAAACCCTAACATGACCTCTCATACGTTTAGAAAAATGTTAGAGGCATCATTAAAACTTTGGGGTAATGCCTATGCATGGATAGAATTTGATAAGTATTATCGGGTTAAGGCTTTATGGCCCTTGCCGCCTGCTAATGTGTTTCCTCAACGCTCTTGGAGAACAGGGGAATTGTTTTATGATGCTGTTTTATTTAATGGCACCGTAAGACGCTTCAGAGCTTATGAAATGGTGCATATTCCTGGATTGGGGTTTGACGGTATCAGTGGACGTTCGCCCATTAGGCAATTTGCGGAAACGATGGGATTGAACATCGCGGTAAAAAAATATGGTAATAAATTTTTTACTAATGGTGCACGCCCATCGGGTGTACTTGAGCATCCTGGCACATTGAGTGAGCAGGCACAAAAGCGTATAGAAAAGAAATTTGAACAACGTTATTCCGGTGTTGAGAATAGCGGTAAAACAATTCTATTGGAAGAGGGAATGAAGTACCAGCAGATTGGCGTCCCTCCGGAGGAAGCTCAGTTTTTGGAAAGCCGCAAATATGGAGTGAATGAAATTGCTCGTATTTTTGGCGTACCGCCGCATATGATTGCAGATCTGGAGCATGCTACCTTCTCCAATATTGAAAGCCAGGACATTAACTTTGCTAAGCATAGTATTGTGCCGGAATGTGTTAATTGGGAGCAGGAACTTATGCGTAAACTGCTCAATGACAAAGAGCGTGAGCGCTATGAAATAGAGTTCAATATGGAAGGACTTGTTCGTGGCGACCTGCAGAGCCGTTATCAGGCTTATGCTATTGGAATTCAATGGGGTTTCTTGGCACCTAATGATATTAGGGCTAAAGAGAATATGGGCAAGCTGGATAGTGGCAATAATACATATACACCACTTAATATGATTAGCTCAGATATGGCTGACCAATATTGGCAAGCCAAAATTGAGAATCTTTTAAAGGATAAGGAGGTGAAAAAGAATGCCGAATAATAACCAAGATATGCTTTACCGCTTTCTGCGTATGGATGGCAATATTGATGCTGCTGCCAGAACAGTAAATATTAGCTTTTCCTCTGAGGCTCCTGTAAGGCGCTATGATTGGAGTGAGTATAAATTTTATAATGAAATTCTTGGCCATGACGATGGTAATGCAGACCTGGTTCGTCTGCGGGAGCTTGGAGTAGCTTTGTTCAACCATGACCGTAATAAGGTTATTGGCGCTGTAATTGAACCAGTTCTAAATACTGCAGAGCATCGCTGCGAGGCAAAGCTGCGTTTTGATACCGATGAATTTTCGGAAATGATATTTCAAAAGGTAAAAAGTGGTACTTTGCGTGGTATTTCTGTAGGCTATGGCATTAACAGCTTTGAAGAGGTTGCCGATGGTAAGAAAAGTGCAGACGGTCGCTTTATTGGCCCCTGCCGAATTGCCCGCTCCTGGACGCCATTTGAGGTATCAGTAGTAAGTATTCCTGCAGATACTAGTGTTGGTGTTGGCCGCGCTTTGGATGATATTCCAGAGAGTGAATTGGAAGAGTTCCGTCAATTTAAGGCTGCTAAAGAGTTGGAAAAAGAAAAACAAAGAAGACTTACTAAGCTGCAAAGCTTGGCAAGAGAATTAGATTTAATGGAATTGGAGTGTTAAAAATGGATAAAATCTTGGCAATGAAACAAAAACGTGCTGAACTGATTAAAAAAATGCGTGCTATGGTAGAAGCTGCGACCTCTGCCACTCGTGATTTTAACGATGATGAAAAGGCAAATTATGAACAGCTGCGTGCTGAAGCAGCTGCTTTGGCTGATAACATTGTTCGTGAAGAAGAGCTGCGTTCTTTGGAAGGTGATATGCCTGCTCCTGGCGTAAATACACAGGCTCAGGAAAGAGATCTGGAAAGTGGTATTCGTGCTGCACGCTTTGTAAAAGTGGCCTTGCTGGCAAGCCGTACTCATGAACCTATTAGAGATGTTGCAGAACGTATGTACCCGGCTGATAGCCGTTTGCGCGAGGCTATGACTGAAGGAGTTGCTGGAGACGGTGGCGTTGCTGTTCCGCAGAATTTGTATGATGAAATCATTCCTTTGTTACGTCAAACTAGCGTAACCCGCTCACTTGGCGTTACTAATCTGCCTTTGCCTAATGGCAACCTTACTCTTGTTAAGCAAACTGGTGCTGCCAACTTTAAATGGGTAGGCGAAAACAAACCTATTGCCAACAGCAAAATCGCGATGGGTAATATTAAACTTTCTGCCAAAAAACTTTCCGGTATTATTCCCCTGTCTAATGAACTGCTTCGTGATAGCAGTTTAGTTGCGGACCGATTTGTTCGTGATGAAATGGTTGCTGGCATTGCGGAAGCAGAGGATATTACAGCTTTGTATGGTACTGGTAACGAAAATGCTCCTAGCGGCATTGTTACTGTGTGTGCTGATAATAAAATTGATGTAGGCAAGGCATTGACTGCTGATGTGCTTTATGAAATGGTTGGCAAGCTTATGTCCGTTAAGCTGACTAACCCTGCATTTGCATGGCGTATCCCTGGTGTGTTGTGGGCAACGATTTATGGTATGCAAAGCGCTGCAGGCAACTATATTTTCCGCGATGAAATGAAGGATGGTAAGCTGTGCGGTTATCCCTTCAAGATTGATAACAACATTAAAGTTGGTGATGATCTGAACGGTAAAACTCAAATTTTCTTTGGCGATTGGAAACATTTTTTGATTGGCACTGAATCTGCATTACAAATCAGCGTTTCTACTGACGCAAGCTATACTGATGGCAGCAAGTCTGTTTCAGCCTTTGAAAATGACTTAACATTGATGCGTGCTATTGTTCGTGAGGACTTTAACGTGCGTTATAAAGAAGCTTTTGTATTCGCTGATAATGTATTCAGCAAAGCGTCTGAGTAACATGAAGCTGGAGTGCGTTGTTCCTCCTGCTAAAGAACCAGTAACCGTTGCGGAGGTAAATGAGTTTTTGCGCATTGATGATGATATTGAGGACAATCTTGTAGCATCATTTATCAGTGCTGCAAGGATGTTCTGCGAGGAGTATCAGCATCAAGCGTACAATACGCAAACCTTGCGCCTTGTTATTAATACTACGGAATGTGGCAGTGAAGTGGAGCTGCCACGCTCCATGTATTTGCAAAAGATTACCAAGGTTGCTTCCAGGCTGCCTGATGGCACTGAATCTGCAGTGCTTTATAGTACCGGTACAGGCGGTATTTTGACGGTTGTTAAAATTGCTGATGTTCTGCCGGCAGAGGGGGACGTTATTATTGAGTATATTACCGGCAATGATGACTTGCAGCTGGATAATGTCAAAATGGCTATTAAACTGCTTGTATCAGGCTGGCATAATAATAGGCTGCCATATAATGATAGTAGCAAGATGTCTGAAGAAGTTCCTTATGGAGTTAAAGCTTTGCTTAACCCGGGGAGGATAATGCTGTGAAACTTAATCCGGGAATGTTGAACAAAAAAATTGAGCTGCTAAGGTATGCTGATATTGAAGGGCCGCTGGGGACTACTAGCAAAGGCCTGGAACCTGTAATACAACATAAAATATGGGCCAGAGTGGAGCCTGCTGCTAATAGCCGTAATTATTTGGATGAATCTAAGGTTAAAACTGAGGATTTATTTAAAATTACTATTCGCTATCGCTCTGGTATTGGCAATGATATGCTGATTCGTTATAAAAATTCTATTTTTGCAATTCAGAACATTAGTGACCCTGATGAAAGGCATGAGCTGCTTATATTAATTTGTTCTGTCAAAGATAGAGGCGATGTAAATCATGCATCTTGAAGAATATAGTAAATTATTGCAGTTGGCTACGAACCAATTTCCTTTGGAGCAGGAAAAGGCTCTGACAAGGGGTGCTAGAAAAATGGTTAAGGCCATTAAAGAAAGGACTCCTGATAGTGGCGTTAAGCATAAGCGCAAGCTGAAGAGTAGCTGGAAAATGGAAATTACCGGTTATACCGGCAAAACCATTCAGGCAGAAATTGGTTCGGTAGCTCCACATTTCCATTTAGTCGAGCGCGGGCATGTGATAAAGACTCGTGGCGGTAGAGTTAAAGGATTCAAGCAGGGAACTTTTTTTATGAAAAGAGCTGTTGAGGCTAATCAGGAAGGCATTGAGCAGGCAATGATTGAGGCGTTATATAAAATGCTGAAAGGAAAACTTGATGGCTGATATTGTTAAATATAGTGAAATTATTTCTAAGGTTGCTTATGAATTAAAAAAAGAGTTTCAATGTAAGGTGTATAGTGATGAAGTATTGGAGAATTTTACTAAGCCATGCTTCTTTATCAAGCTTATAATTACATCTGAAAAGCAAACAGTTAATATCATAAAAAAGCAGCTTTCTGTAATTTTGACCTATTTCCCTGCTGATGCTGACATAAGTCAATTGCATTATTTGGATGTTTATGACCGAATTAGCCGCTTGTTTGAAAATGGCTTGCGATTAAAGTCGCGATATTTACATACAAATAATATTGAATTTAACAGAGTTGGCGAAAATATGGACATTTTACAGTTTACGATTGATTTGCCTTATCTAGATAGGGCTATTATCTCTAAACCTTCCTGCGAAACTATGGAAGAGTTGGAGATTAATGTAAAAATAAATGAAAGAGAGGAAGCAAAATGGCAAAGTTAGGTATGCCTAGCGTTATTATCAGCTTCGAAGAAGCTGGTATTACTGCTATTGAACGTAGTAAAAGAGGTATTGTTGCTCTTATTTTGGAGGAACCGAAGGAATCTATTACAAAGCTTCTGACGGACCATCAAGATACTGGTGGCAATCAGATTAAGGCCATTACTAATCCTTTTACTGTTTATACTACAGATGATATTCCTTCTGAGCTTACTGAACAGAATCAGGAATATTTGAGAATGTGCCTGAAGGGGTATGTAACTACTCCGTATAGGATTAAGGTTATGTTGCAGGAAACTAGCGAAAGCTCTGCTGCTGCTACTAAATGGGATGCTAGTCTTAAAATTTTGGCTACTGACCGTTGGGACTATTTGGCCATCCCGACCATCGAACAGGCTGCTGTTGATACTGTATCTACCTGGATTAAAACCAATCGTGAAAATAAGTTTAAGAAGATTAAGGCCGTTCTTCCCGGATGCACTGCCGATTATGAGGGCATCGTTAATTTTTCCAATAAAAAAATCAAAACTGCTACTAAAGAATACACTCCGGCAGAGTATACTGCACGTATTGCAGGCTTGATTTGCGGTACTCCTATGACGATCAGTGCAACCTACGCTCCACTGTCAGAGGTTATTGATTGCGATAAGTATGACTTGGACGAAAATGATG